AGATATAGGTATGTAGAATTTAGTGTCTGATGCAAATATATATGTTAGAGTATCTAAGGGATTTAAGTATAGTAAAGAATAGCGTAGAGAGTTATAGTTAGAAATAATGGTTGTAATAGCGAAATTGAGGCTGGGATATGTTGATTTATGATATGCGAGAAGTTAAGAAGGTTGGTAATGGGGCAATTAAGAGAATTAGAGACTTTAATGGTGTTGTGGTGAAATCATGTCAAAATCAACTTACGCAGGATACGGACATATATATAGAAGAGAAGATGGGGTATTTAGGTATGAGTATCAAAAAAGTACCCAAAGTGGCGGATTAACACCGAGGATGAAGCTCCTGGCAGAGTTATCATCTCTTGGGCTTAAAGATAAAGAAATTCTACACTATATGAAAATCAAAAAAACAGCAATATATACTGGATTTACTTGTATTTCAAGAAAGGATGTTAGAGTGACTGAACGTAGAGAAAGAAATATAGAGGAAATTGTAGCCAAGGCTAAAGATATTATTATGAGTGCTACAACCCAAGCGGCGCAGAATTACAAAACCGCTGTTGATCAAGGTGATCTTAAGGCCTCTGGAAAAGTTCTTGATCTTTGTGGAGGATTTACGCAATCCAAGGATGTTAATGTTAATGTGTCCTTTGGTAAATGGCTTAAGAGTGTACAAAATAAACGTGGAGATATGGATGACTTGCATAATGGGGTTATTGATGTAACTCCAGCACCAAAGGAACTAGAAAACAAGAATTCAGGCATAGCTAGTGATAATAGCAAGAATCTGAAAGATTCAGGCATAGGTAATAAGGCAATGGGTATTAGTGACTCCAGCAAGAACCCACAGGGTTCAGGTATAGGGAACATGAATAATGAAGATCCCTTGGATACTAGAATCGTTGATGTTAGTTGGTCACGGAACAAAGAGGTTATAAATCCCAAGATCGTAGCTTTACCCAGTATGCCAGAACGTAATCCTGATGCTTGTAGATTGTCTATTGGCGATGATCAATGTTAGACGGAGCGCAAGAATACTCAGACCGTTATATGCTTCATTATGATACTTGGTGTAAAGAACAAATAGGATTTACACCTGAAGATTATCAAGCTGAAGCCGCTGAAACACTTCTTCGGGACAAGTTTATCTCTATTAAAAGTGGCACAACGACTGGTAAAACTGCATTCGACGCTACTGTGGGTCTCTGGTTTTTCACTACTCGTGCAGAGTCAAATGTAATAATGACTGCACCAACAGGTCACCAACTAGACGATCTACTAATGAGTGAAATTCGTACATGGAAATCTCGTATAAAACTTGATATGCTTCGTGATGCTATAATTATCCTTAGTAATAGGATATTTATAGAGGGGCATCGTGAATGGTATATGGTTCCACGCACAATACCTAAGGATTCTAGTGATAAACTTGGAGACGTGATCTCTGGTTTCCATGCCCCACATCTCCTCTTTCTAATAGATGAAGCTTCTGGTGTTCCTGATGCAGTATTTTCAGGCATGGAAGGTAGTATGATCCAGAAGAACTGCTTTTGTGCATTAACCGGCAACCCTACTAGACCTGTTGGTTACTTTTTTGACTCCCACAACAAGAATAAAGCTCGATGGGCCCAGCGTACCTTTTCCTCGCTTAACTCTCGTTTTGTAGAAAGTGACTATGTAGATCGTATGCGTGAAATTCATGGCGAGGATTCTGATTGGTTTCGCGTAAAAGTCCTAGGAGAATTCCCGCAAGGTAGCTTCCAAGCCATAGCAACCATAGATACCCTTAATGAGTTATTTACGCGGCATAAAGATTTTCCTCTTGAAGAAGCGGCTAAAATGGGCACATTGGTAGCTGGACTTGATCCTGCCGGGGGTCGTGGTGATTATAGCGTACTTACATTCCGTAGGGGCTTTTACATATATCCACCTATTCGTATAAAAGCTCTAGACACCGTACCCCTGATGAACCAAGTTCACAAACTTATGCTCAAATGGGGAGCAAAAGAACTTTATATAGATTATCTTGGCCTTGGGATTCCTATATACGACATAATGCGACGTAAATCCGGCTACCGTACTTATAAGATGATAGCAAATGCTCGGGCCAATGATTCTGATGGTTACGGTAACCTACGGGCCGAACTCTACTCCCAAATCCGTGACAACATAGATGACTTTATTCTACCTTTTCATGAACGCTATGTTCAAGAGCTTCCAGAGATAACAATAAATCCTCACCCAACCACTGAGAAAATGATGGTGATTAAAAAAGCAGATTTAAAACCCCGCCTCGGCTTCTCTCCAGACTACAGTGATTCTTTAATGACCTCAACCCTTCGCCACTTTTCCACAGCTTGTTCTTCTACCTTTTCAATAAAGTCATATGTAACTTGCAACAAACAACTTAATGTACCTTCAAGTTTCGTTAGAATATAATTCTGGATTTTAACTCCGGCTATTACTACATTATAAGATATAAATAAACTTTAAAACTTAAATCCTAGGTATTTCATGGCTAAAACAAATTTCAGCGGTTTCGGTGGTCCGAATAATTACAACGGAACTATTGACGAGGAAATACAAACTAAGCTCGCTGGGCAGAATAAATACACCGAGTTTGGTAAGATGGCAAATAATGATGCTATCTGTGGAGGTATCCTCTTGGCCATATCTAAAATAATTCAAACAATAACGTGGAAAGTTGACGACGATCACAATGATATAGTAGCCACGTCTCTTGATAATGTAATCTGGAGCGAGCGGGTATCTGATATACTTAGTTTCTTGATTTATGGTTTTGGTTGTTTTGAGACAACTATCACTCAAATAAAAGGTCAGTATCTTTGGGACTCTATGGAAAATCGTCCCCAATCTACTATTACTAGCTGGAACATGGATCGTCGTAACCGTCCTATAGGCTTCAACCAACGAGATACTCTAGGCAACACTGCAACAGTAGCTCTTAACAAATGCCTCCATTTTAGAACCACTACTTTCAAGAACAATCCCGAAGGCAAGAGCATCTTTCGTAACGCATATCGTGATTGGTATTATCGTACCAATATAGAGCGTATAGAAAGTATTGGGATAGAACGTGACCTTACTGGTCTCCCTACTCTTACTCCTCCTGATGAAGTAGAGCTTTCTGATGAAGATGGCACCATGAGTGCTGCGGGCACTTGGGCATGGACAACAGTTCAAAATATTAAGCGAAATGAACAAGAAGGTTTAGTTATTCCTCATGGTTGGGAATTTGAACTCATTGGTTCTCCTGGACAACGACAATTTGATCTTAATGCTGTTATAGAACGTTACGATGCTCGTATTGCTATGAGTGTCTTATCTCAATTCTTACTCCTTGGTATGCAGTCAAATTCTGGCTCCCAAGGACTAAGTAAAGAGCAATCAGAACTTTTTTATAAAGCCGTTGAGGGTTTTGCCCTCATTATTGCTGAAGTAATAAATACGCAATTCATAGGTACCAAGATACTCCAGAACCTTAATAACCTAAAAGTTCAACCAAAAGTAGTTCCTATTGGCTCCAATCGTCCTGATCTACAAGAAGTTGCAGCATTCCTAGCTAGACTCTTTAAGTTCAACGCTATAACTCCTGATGAACGGCTTGAAGTAGAACTTCGTAGATTAGCTGGTCTACCAGAGATGGAAGAAAGTACCAGGAGAGTTGCTCTTGTAGAGAAAACTGAGAGCACAGAGAAAGACCCCATTAAGAAGGAAGATCCAAAGAAACAGTCAAATAGTGGTTTAGGGACGAACGAGGATAGTTGATATTTATCTGCTAAATAACCCATTTATTGAGGCATGAGATGAAAAGCGCCACGGCACTAACTAAATATGTATATAGCAACTATTGGGCTATTCTCCCAAGTTATTTTGAAGTCATGCAAGAAGCATTTGAAGCTTGGAAAACTAATGCCGGGATTGATTTTAAAAACACCCCAGAAGGCGAAACTACAAATATAACAACTAACAATATCGCCATTCTTTCTTTTAGTGGCACGTTTCACAAGAAACTTACCGGTCTGAACGCTTTGAGTGGTGGAATCTCAGGCGAAACACTTATAAAACAATTGGAAGCTTCTGCCGCTGATCCGGCCATAAAAGGCATAGTCTTGGCCTTGGACACACCGGGAGGCACCGTTGACGGTGTATCTAGTGTTGTTGAGGCTATTATATCAGCAAAAAAGCATAAACCAATAATTACATACGCCGATGGGCTTCTAGCTTCTGCGGGCGTTTGGATCGGATCAACCGCTAATGCTATTGTTTGTGATTCTATGGCTCAAGTAGGTTCAATTGGCACCATAATGATTCACCAAGAACAAGCTAAGGCTGAGGAAACAGATGGTATAACTTCAACCGTTATGGTTGCGGGAAAATATAAAGGGGATGGCAATCGTCACGAACCCTTATCAGATCAAGCAAAAACAAATTTTCAACAATCCCTTGACTATTATTACTCAATGTTTGTAGATCACGTGGCTTCATCTCGTGGAGTAACAATAGCAGACTGCCTTTCTACAATGGCAGAGGGACGTATTTTCATCGGACAACAGGCCAAAGATGCTGGTCTAGTAGATAAGATAGGTAACCTTGAAACCGCTATAAATTTAGCACTAGAATTAGGAGGATACACAGTGAAAGAAGAATTAAAAGAAGCTCTTGATGCAATGGGAACTGAAGAACTTATTTCAGCTATTTCAGGGCATACTGCATTACCGGAACATGTAGCAACGGCTATTGATACTGTTGTTGAAAGTTCTGAAGAAGTTACAATAAAGAAAGTGGAACTTGATACTTTGACCACAAGTCTCAATACAAACAAAGAATCATTGGATGCACTTACTTCAGCGAATGCTGTTGTAGTTGCTGAACTTGCTGAAGCCAAGGCTACTATTTTATCTCTTGAGGCTTCATCTTCAGTATCTACGAAACGCGAGTCCATTGTCTCTCAGTTCAAGGAAGTAGAGTATGTTGCAACTGAGGAATTTGTTGACATTCTTGTAGCTATGGATGATCCGCAACCAATTATATCCGAAACCTTAACACTACATAATTCCAAGAAAGCGCTTGCACTGGGGCTTAGTGAATCTACTGGAATTTCTAGTTCCGAAGAAGATATAGAAATTACTACGCGAGATGGTGCTGTTAATGCTGTTATGACTACCAATCCAGATATGAATATAACAGAGGCTATTGAAAAGGCCGCTGAACTTTATCCTACTTTAGTTAAATAAAAGGAGAAATTAAATGAGTTACCAAGGAAACAATTTTATTACAATCACCACGGCCAATACGATTACTCGTGGTGAACTTGTCAGTGGTGCAGGAACACTTAGTGATGTTCTTAAACCAATTGGTGTTTGTTATGATATCACTGGTACTGATTGTATTGTTGCTATTAGTGGAATAGTTCTTGTTGAACTAGCAACTACTTTAGTTAAAGGCGTTCTTGTGGTTTCTGATGCTAATGGCAAGGCTGTCGCGAATACTTTAGATACTGATGCTGTTGACGGTGATGATCATCTTTGTTGTGCTATTTTACTCGCAGGCGGCGATTCAGGTGAACTTGTCGCAGCCAAAATTATTTAAGGAGAAATTACGATGGGTTTACAAACATATTACAGCGAAACGCTCACAAAAGTGGGACTCAAGTATACACAGGATCAGAGTAACTTTGCATCCGGAAGTGTTTTTCCTAATTGCCCAGTTAATCTGCTTTCCAGTACTTATCCTACTTATGATAAGACTTATTGGATGAAAAATGAAGCTGGTATTCGTGCTCCTGGTACCGAATCAAAGGGTTCGCCTCATGCACGTGGAGACGGTACTTATGCCTGCCAGGATGTATCTTTTCATGAGGATGTTCCTTATGAATACATCAAAAATGATCCTAAACCTCTCAATCCAGAATCTGCTGCTACTAGGCGCGTAAATAGTAAGATTGATATTTACGAAGAAGTCGCTTTTGTTGCTAATTTCTTTGTTATTGGCAAATGGGGAACCGATAAAACTCCTAGTACCTTATGGACAGCTGCTGGCGCTGGTGATCCTTTTGGTGATGTTGATCTTGCTAAACAAACCGTAAAAGCTGCTACTGGTCGTGACCCGAACCGTATGCTTATATCTCGTGAAGTTTATGATATACTTAAACGTCACAGTGATGTACGTAGTCACATTATGTATACCTCTAGTGCAGTAGTTACTGGTGAGCTCCTGGCTAGGCTTTTTGAAGTAGAGGCTGTAACCGTTATGAACGGTGTTTATGACTCCGCTGCTTATGGTGCTTCAGCATCGCAGGGTTTCATTGGTGCGAATCATTGTTTGCTTTATTATGCTCCTAGTGCTCCTAGCTTGGAAGAGCCTAGTGCTGGATATCGCTTCACTTGGAGTGGTTATGGTACAAATGGTTATGGCGTTGATAATATTGATATGCCACTAATTAAGGCTCGTAGAGTCGAGGCCCATGATTATCATGATATGAAACTCATGGCAGCTGATCTTGGCTATCTGCTTGATGATGTGATCGCGTAAAAAGGAGTTAACATGGCTTTTATTGACAATATTCGTACTGAGTTACAACTTGATGCAACAGATATTAGCGATGTTGACTTAACGTATGTCGTAAACAAGCTTGGTGAAAATACTAATCTTGTTTGCGCACATACCCTAAAACTCTTGATAGCAAAGAACAAAGGTAGAACTAGACTTAAGTTAAGTAAATTTGAGGAAGATATAGATATCAAATTACTTTACCGGCTTCGTCGTGGCTATTTAGCTTCTGCTGGTGTTAGTGGTTATGGTGAAATTGAAGATGAAGATGCAATATTTGCTATGGATGGTATTTAATGTTTGAACAACGTGATGAATTTATGTACGCTAGTGAAACTAAAGATGTTTATGGCACTATTACACAAGCTGCACCTATTTATTATCTAGGTTACAATGAACAATTAACAAAATATACTTCAAATGGTATAGTATTAGCCAAAGGAAGTATTTTTACAACTGA